CAGCCCGACATCCGACCTTCCTGCCAATCTTCGTCTTACTCCTGAAGACCTCGCAAATCCGCGCAGGAATTCTATGGAATCAATGGTTGATCTCGTTGCAAGAGTCAACCAACATCGCCGCCGCATGGCGATCGAAGCAGAAAAGAAATCAAACGAAGCAATTCGTGATTACCCCGATTGGAATGTTGTAAAAGAATACCCCGACGGTTATCGCATGGTACGCCTACCTGACGTTGCGGATTCTGAAGAAGCCTTCAAGATCGGAAAAGCCTGCGGCGAAAAAGGTGGATGGTGTACGCAAGGCGACGACATGCTTCGAAACTACGGGTCAGGTGATTCGCGTGTCAATCTTCTCCTCGATCCTGACGGAAAACCTGTTGCTCAGGTGGAGACGGTGAAACCTAAAGAAGTTACACCTTACCTCTATTTAAGAAACAATCACCCTGAGATAGAGCAACAGATAGATTCTAAATTTGATCAATATTATGAAGGTCTTAAACAGAACGGGGTTAAACTTTCCACGAGTGAAAGAATAAAATTACACGATCAGTTGGCTTCTGAAACGCCTGAATATCAACAATATCTTCAAGAACCTCCTAAATTCAACATCAATCAAATCAAAGGCAAACACAACGGTAAACCGAAAGCCGAACATATTCCGTATCTTCAAGATTTCGTGAAGTCTGGTAACTTCTCGGATGTTAGCGAGTTGGATAATGTTGACATGCAACGATTTAATCAATCGTTTATGACTAGTGAAGATATCGCACATCAGTTGGACGATGACGAAGCGTTTAGGCAATGGTATCGCTCAAAGAATGAATATGACCCGCCATCGTTGTTAGACTATCCTGGGGACACAGATGTTGCAGCCGGTCTGATGAGTTGGTATAACGAATATCGGCGGTCGTTAATCGGAGGTGGTATTTAACACCTTATTGCACAACCTCAAAAATGTGCTAAACTGACTCAATAATTTTCAGGAAACATTATGATCCACGTAAACGACCCTTCTTATCTGGAACCTGAAGATCCTATTGTTCCTATACAGGAAGAAGAGTCCTATTACGAAGATCTTGACGATTCTGAGAATGCCGAGTTTATCGAACAGGAAGACGGAAGTGTTATCGTTCCCGATGAAGAAGATCAAGAAGCTGAACAACAGTTTGACGATAATCTGGCTGAAGACCTTGGAACGACTTATCTACAGGATTTAGCCACCGAACTACTTGAACAGATCGATAACGACAAAGAAGCACGTAAAAAGCGTGACGAACAATATGAAGATGGTCTTCGTCGTACTGGTTTAGGTAATGATGCTCCCGGTGGTGCAGGTTTTTCAGGTGCATCCAAAGTTGTCCATCCTGTTTTGGCAGAATCTTGTATTGATTTTGCTTCACGTGCCATTAAAGAACTGTTCCCTGCCGGTGGCCCGGTCAAAATGGAGTCAGACGGCGCCCTTGATCCTGAACAGGAGAAAGTTGTCCGTCAAACTGCGCTTTGTTTGAACAATCAGTTCACAAAACGCATTGCAGAATACCGTTCTGAGACAGAAAAACTGCTGACACAACTGCCTTTGGGTGGCAGTCAGTTCATGAAACTGTATTGGAGTACGACAAAAAACCGTATTTGCTCCGAATTTGTCTCGATAGACAACATTTTCATCCCGTTTTACTCAACAAACTTCTACGATTCAGAACGAATCACGCATCGTCAGTACGTTTCCAAATACGACTACGAACAACGGGTCAAATCAGGTGTTTACCGTGATATTAGCTCGATTTCTGTGTCCACAGACCCGGATAAGAGTTTATCGTCAAAAGCAAATGAGAAGATCGAAGGTAAAGAGTCCGTTGGATACAACGATGACGGTGTAAGGACAATTTACGAAGTTTACACGTGGCTGGAAACGGAAGAAGACACCTTCTCAGGTGGTAATCGCGCACCCTATATCATAACCATTGACGATTATGAACAAGATATTCTCGCAATTCGACGTAATTGGGACCAAAACGACCAAACCTTCCAGAAATTGGACTGGATTGTTGAAGATGTCTTCATTTACTGGATGGGTGCGTACGGAATTGGACTTCCACACCTTATTGGTGGTCTATCTGCTGCTTCTACCGGCGCTCTTCGCGCTCTTTTAGACTCCGCACACATCAATAACGCTCCGACTCTTCTGAAACTAAAAGGGTCGAGGATTAACGGTCAAACCAAGCAAGTTGATGTCACGAATATTGTAGAAATCGAAGGTCCTGTCGGGACGGACGATATTCGCAAATATCTGATGACGATGCCGTTCAATGCCCCTAGCCCGGTCCTATTCCAGTTGCTAGGGTGGTTGACGGACGCTGCCAAGGGGGTAGTCAGCACTGCATCCGAAAAGATCGCAGATGCCACTGCTAATACGCCCGTAGGGACTGTTCAAGCTCTTATTGAACAAGGTGCGGTGATCTTCTCCAGCATTCATTCGCGGTTGCACTTCAGCCAAGCGAAGAAGTTCGACATTGTTATTCGTTTGTTGAAGACCTATGGTCAACACGAACTTCAAGAATACGGTTTAGACCCTAACACCGTTTCGATGAAGAACGTCACTCCGGTAAGTGACCCGCGCATATTCAGCGAAGCGCAGCGTTTTGCCCAGATGCAAGGTGTTCTGCAACTTGCCGCTAGCGATCCTTCGGTTCAATACAACAAGCTGGAACTGCATCGTTCGATGTTGCAGTTGATGAAGGTAAACAATGTTGATCGGCTGTTACCGATGCCGCAACAACCGCAACCGCTTGATGTTGCTTCTGAAATGATAGCATGGATTGGTGGTAAACCCGTTATCACTGCACCTCAACAAGATCACATGTCTCACATAGTGGTTCACATAAATTATCTTCGTGATCCTATGTTAGGTAAGAACCCGATCATGGTTCCGATAACGATGAAGGTTTTGGACCATCTTAAAGAACATTTAGGTCTTTTCTTTGCCACAAGGATACAACAAGCTGCGCCACAACAGCAACCGCCGCAGCTACCGGGCCAAGTACCACAACAACTTGCGCCACAACAGCAACCGCCGCAAGAACAACTGATGGCGCAGGTTTCTATGCAGATTGTTGATCAAGATACCAGTTTAGCAGAGCAAACCATTGGCGTCATAGCCGAAGCAACTGCTTTCGTTAAAGAAAATATGGATTGGCTGAATCCTGATCCTACTATAATGTCTACACGCTTAATGACAGAAGCGCAAAAGGTAGAAACAGAGCGTCGCAGTCAAGAAGCTGAGCGTAATTACCAAGCGAAACTGACTGAAATGGAACAGAAGCGTTCTGATGCTGAACGTAAGCATCAGATGGAACTTGAGAAGATGCAAAAAGAACAAGAACTACGTGAAAAAGAAATAATGTCACGAGTTTTAGAAAATCAGACTCAAGCGAAAGCGGATATGGAACGTATCGTAGTTCAACGCGAAGATGCTTTCCGCAAAGCTATGGTTGAAATGTGGAAAAATCGTGAGGATAATGCGACAACACTACAGATCGAGGCGGCTAAATTGGCGCAACAACATCTGTCTACTGTTGTTCCAGAAGTTAAAAAACCCGATATGAATGAACCTTTGCAATTAATGATGCAAGGTTTACAAGCCACAATCGAAGCAAGTCGCGCACCAAGGAAGACAACTGCGATACGTGACGAAAATGGCGACATGATTGGCGCACGTTCTGAATTAGACATTGGAGAATGAACATGAAATACAAAGTCGAAGTAACACTGAAAATCACCGATGCTGACACAGGTGCTGACTTTTCTGAAACTAAACAGATTTGGGCAGCTATGGGTATTGGAAGTGTAGTCGGAATCGAGCGCATTCTTCACAACGCACAAGGCGAACTGATTGCTTGGTCTGAAGCAGAAGTCGCTGCTAACAAATGAATACCGAATGCGGTCCAATTAGTAACTGCGACGACACCTGTCCATTATTAAAAAAGTGTGTGAAATACAGACTGGAACCGCACGAAGTCGTCAAGTTAGCCACATTAATAAATGACTGGGAAGTGAATAAACCAGCGATGGATTTCTTTTCATCTATCGGAAAAATGGTGCTTAAATTACGGGGAGCCGCGCATGGGTGATTTAACAGATGCAGAAATGCAAAAACTCAGAGAAATGATCGAATCGTGGGATAGCGCACAGGTTGGTATTTCGGCATTTAAAATTATTGGTGATTTTATCAAATGGTCAGCGGCAGTTTTGGCAGCAATTGCGATTCTCTGGGCTGCAATGACACACGGATTGGATAGACCATGAACCGCATATGGGAATGGTTAATCTGGGTAGACATTACGATAAATGACCTCTGGTTCCGTGGTCGCGCCGAAACAATTTCAGGTCGTCTTTACCGCAGACAAGCGACACACGATTGCCCAGGTTGCAGATGGATTTGCCGGTTATTAGACAAAGTGGACCGTGACCACTGCCGTAAAGCATATTTTTCTGACAGAATTAGGAATCCCGATTTACCTTGGGTTTAGTTTAGGAGCAACAAATGCCAACCTCATCTTTTACAAAATTCGTTCCTGCAATTGAGACAATTCTCGAAGCAGGTAATCTCGGTTCTGAAACTTGGGCAGTCAAACTTGCTACGGCAATTGACGCTACTGCAGGAACGCTGACTGAAGTCGCTAACGGAAACGGGTACACCACGGGTGGTAATAGTGCCTCCGTTTCAAGCGCAACTCAAACTGGCGGAACGTACAAATTGGTCCTTGCTGATCCTGCTGCATGGACTGGAGCTAGTGCAGGTTTCTCGTTCCGCTACGCAGTCCTCGTAGGTTCATCTTCCGGTGCTGTCGGAAGTTGGGACTACGGTTCTTCTCAAGCTGTCGGGGTCGGTGAAACCGTCACGGTAGACCTAGATGCCACTAACGGCGTCTTACAAGGGAGCATTGCGTAATGACCACACTACTCGAAGAACTCACCTCCGGCCCGCTGGCCGCAGAACTCGCACCGCACATTCAAGCTGGGGCAGACGGCGTGGTTGCAGCCGTTCTCAACCGTGCAGACATTCCGGCCAAGGGTAAGGTCGCCAGTCACGACATTCGCCAGTATTTGATGCTGGTCGATTTGTTGATCGCTATCGAGGCCAGCCAACAGCCAGCTTGTGTAGCTGCCAAGAGAGCGTTGGAGGTGTTCCCGATCTTCGATCTGAGCAACCCGATGATTCTCGGCAAGTTCGAGCAAGTCTTGGACGGACTGGTCGATGAAACGCTGATCCCGGATTTCACCGAAGTGAACAAAGCGGTGATCCTGAGTCTGGCTGATACGCTGATTTCACGGGCGGAACAGGCTGGACTTGGCAATGTGACAATCGAACAGATCGCGCAAGCGACAAGGGGCTAAACCATGACCACAACAACCTTAGCGCAAGGCACGCGCAGCAGTTCAGTTCTTAATCTTGGTACATTGGCGAGTGCGACTTACGTCATGTCTTCGGCGATTGATTTGGGTGCAGCGATTCCGATTGACGTTACTTTTGAAGTTGAGGCTGACGCCAACGGAACACCGTCTGGCAACAAGCAACTTGTCCTCTTCTGCAAGTTCAGCCTGGATAACAGCAACTATGGATCAGGTCCTGAAAGCGGTACTACGACTACGGAAGAGGCTGATTTGCACTTCCTTGGTGTGTTACCGATGGTTGATACCAATGTGCATCGCAAGTTTTTCAGCCTTAGTGGTTTGCCGACTGCGCGGTACTTGAAATTGGTTGTCAAAAACGATCTTGGTGTTGCGTTGACTTCTGGCAACGTCTATCAAGCCAATATCTCGGCTAATTCGGCGTAAATCGTGGCTGCGATTATTCTTCCGGATCGGTGGAAACGTCAGCCGCAAGGAGTGGTTGACGTAGATTTTTTTAACCCAATTACTAATAACCTACAATTCTCCTGGTCAGCAGCAACCTCTTTAATTAATTCTGTTAATAAAAAATCATTAACAGATATAAATGGTCCGACAGTATACGCGGATAGTTTAGGTAGGATAAAGAATTTTATAAAAACAAGTAGTCAATATACAGACTGCGGTACAGGAAGTGATGTAGATTTTACCAACAAAAGTATTACTGTATTTTTAAGATATAAGATTTCTACAACAGGATCGGGTGTTGGGCATTCGTTATTTTCAAAAGACGATAATACTGGTGGTCGCTCTTACACGCTTGAAAACTTTTATTATACTGGCACGCCATCAAGATCAGGAACAAGGTTTTATGCTAATGGAGGCGGCACACTTGGAACTAATGAAATTGCAGAAGGCAGAACTCCAGTTGCTGGAGACGTCAGAACATGTTGCGTTGTGTATTCTCCTGCAAACAATCGTGCAGAGGTTTGGGTAGAAGGAGTTTTAGTAAACAGTACAACATGCTCGACAGCAATACCAACTTCAACTACATCAGCAAGACTTGGGTCTAGATCGTATGTAGGCTATCAAGATTACCTAAATGGGGGGCTAAGTTTTGTCCATGCGTTTGGAAGGCCATTAAGTCATGCCGAAATAAAAGAGTTATTCAATAACCCCTGGCAAATTTTCAAACCCAAAAAGCGTGTCATCTATTTCGACGTTTCATCGCCCTCATTCCCGGTCCTATCCTCCCTCGCGGTGAGCAATATCACCAGCAGCGGCGGGCGATTGACTGCGAGCACCTGACATGCCGCAAACTTTATACATCGTCACCTACCCCGCAGGCACTGGCACACCTAGCAACGCGCAGATCGTCGCAGGGCAGGATTCGACAGGTGCAGCGGCATCGTGGGCAGGCAATGCGACATGGACAGGATCAGGTCAGTATCTTGATGCGACTGGGCTGAGTGCATCGACTGAATACGATTCTGCTGCGGTAATCTTTGACGGTACGACGTATTCAAACGTCGTTCATGTAGATGGTTGGACGACGCTGAGTGGCACAGCATACACGCTGACTGCCAATAACGGGACGCTGACGCTAACCGGACAAATTGCCACTCTCACCAAGAGCAAAGTTCTAACCGCGCAAGCAGGTACGCTGACACTAACTGGTCAAAGTGCGACGATAACTCGAAGTAAACGGATCGTCGCAAGCAACGGCACGCTGACCCTCACGGGACAAAGTGCAATTATCAAGCGTAGCAAGGTCATAACTGCCAATAACGGAACGCTGACGCTAACCGGACAAAGTGCGACGATAACACGTACAACAGTAGGTGCTTATGACCTAATCGCGCAGCATGGCACGTTGTCGTTGACAGGGCAGAATGCAACAATTACGCGCAGTCGTTCTATCGTTGCTCAGAACGGTACGTTCACCCTTACAGGACAAAGTGCTGGAATCACATGGGCTGCGGCGAGTTCATTAACACCGGAAGATATCGCCGCTATTGCAGATGCTGTATGGGCACATCCAGACGCAATTGCTGCTCACGAACAATTGGATCAGATTTTAGCGTGTTGTAATGGTTGACCTGACGGTTGAAGACAATGTTGCGATATCTAATGCGATTTGGTCGCATCCTCAAGGGGTATCGTATAAAAACAAGCTTACGCAGATCGCTGAATGTTGCCAAAACATGGGTAACAAACGATCAGGTGTTACACGTCTTTGGATGTACGAGCTTTATGCCAAATCGATTGAAGAAGATCATAAGAAACGTGGGATTGGAGTTAAAACCGTTGCGCCTGTAGTTGTAAAGGCGGCAAAACAGGTTAAAAAGCAACCCCGTAGACGCGCAGCAGCACGTGTTGAGCAAAGTACCCCTTACCCTAGCATAGCACCACGCGCTCCGGTGTTTACTCGCAATGCTGAAAATGAAAGTCTGATTGCAGAGATTGACGATGTTTTAGATGCAATCACAAAGAGTCCGTTGAAACTGGTTTCAGTGTCGAAACCTAAAGCTGTTGTAGTTTCAAAAGCAGAAGTTGAAAAGCTGATAGCGCATAACGTCAAACAAATTGCAATTAAACGTAAAAAGAAACATGAAGATGAGTGGCTTTTACTCGCAGCTTGATATAAAGTTAGGTTTTAACGTATAGGAGAAAAGAGATGTCTTGCGGAACGAAAAAGAAAGCAGTCAAACCTCCGAAGAAGAAATGATGAGCAACCAGATTAAAGCACTTTTTGATCGCTTGGATGAGCTAAAAGAGAGTGCTTTAGAAAACCCCGCTCCCGACTATCCGTCCTATAGGGAGCGAGTGGGTCATTATAATGGCCTAAAAGAAGCTATCCAGATTTTGTTAGATTTAGATAGCGATAAGGACGATTAACCTTACTTCGAAGGAAGTTGAATGACCGATATAGAGTGGGCTTTTCCCGACGTTGATTCACGTATCGAGCCTCTTGGTGGACGTATTTTGGTTCAATTGCGACGTGTGAAGAAAACAACTGCGGGTGGGATTTTGATTGTCAATGAGACACGGGATTCCGAGAAATACTCAACGCAAGTTGCCAAAGTGGTTGAAATAGGTCCATTGGCGTTTAAGAAGAAAGACACATTGGAACCCTGGCCTGAAGGTGTTTGGGCTGACGTCGGCTCCTTTGTTCGTGTTCCGAAATACGGTGGTGATCGTTTTGAAGTAACGATCACATCCGAACCCGATGAACCTTGCGTTTTCATGTTGATTAACGACCACGAATTGATTGCAAAGATCAAAGGTGATCCGTTGAATACGCAGTACGAATTTATCAACGCTTGATACTCTGAAGGAGAGTTAGTATGGCACTAGAAGACGATGTTGTAGTTGAGGACATCCCGCTATCGGATGATGAAATTAAACAGTTGGATGACGATTTTGCTTCTTTAGGTGAAAGTAAGCTTGAACCGGTAGCGGTTGAATCGAGTGACGATGATGACCGTGAAAAGGAAGTCGAAGAAGATCATTTTGACAAATCCCCTGAAGAACGCGAAGCGATCCGTGAACGTCGTCGGTTAGAGCGCAAGCAGAAAGTCGAGTATCGCAAGCAGAAAGAAGATAGCTATCGTAGGGAAATTGAAACACTGCGCCGTCAATTGGACGAAGTTAATTCTTGGAAGAACACCGTTGAAAAGCGCAATGTTCAATCTGGAATTGCTCAGATCGATAAAGCCATTAACGATGCAAACGAAGCTCTAAATCTTTCTCGTCAAGCAATGGCGCAAGCCACTCGGGATAATGATGGTCAGGCACAAGTCGATGCTACTGAACTTTATTACGCTGCCCGTAAACGTGCGGAAGACCTTAATAACGTTAAACAGACAATTGCCAAGCGAATGTCTCAGCGTCCTCAACAGACGTTGGACCCAGGTATTGTT